GATTGGTCTTGTAGCAAATGAATGTCTACACCACCAACAATCTATAGAATATAATTTACAAATATTATCACCGTCCATATCGATCATAGTAGGAATACATTTTACGGGGTGTTTCATCTCGTCTAGGAATGTGATTATTTCTGATGTGTTTGAAGTTGATAAATCGTCGACGCTTGTAATTGTGTTTTTATCAATTTTATCTTCAAAAATATCGAGACCATCGATTACAGGTATTCCGTAGCTTTTATATATATCATCGATGTCTATAGTTCTTAAGGTAAAGATATATTTACCTGATTTTTTCCTGTTACTAGCAGACATTTGATATCACAAGAAGATATTTCTTAGAAATCAATTTAGAAATCAATTTCCGAATGGAGAGGACAAAGACATTTAAATCCCAAGGGTGTAGATAATAAAGAAACATTAAAGATGACCGATATGAAAAGGAAGAATATGAAAACACCTTTTTGGATACATGATTTGAAAGTAATATTTCAATGTGATGGAGGAGTAACTAATCTTCATTTTATACCATTGTCGGATATGACGATAGAAGAGCAATTAAACGCGATAACAAGATTGATTTTTATCGTTTTCGTGATATTTTTAGTAACGTGTTCTCCAATGTGTAGTATAATCTTTTTACTAATTTGTATATCAATTATTAATATTATCTATTATATAGTAAATAGAAGAATGCCTGTTGTAGAACATTACACAAATACTCAAACTCCACTAACTATTAAAAGACCAAGCACCGCAAGAATTGAATATTATATAGATACTCATAAATTGCCTTCGTCATCTACATTAAAACAAATGATAACAGACACACCTCCTCCGCAAGATGCATGTTTATACGAAAAAAGGCAGCCTCATACATTTAGATTCTGTGATGATTGGAGAAAGTTAGAGTTTAATAATAATTTTAAATCATCTAACCAAGCATTAGTTGGACCACCAAACCCGCGTACAAAAGTAGCTCCGATTGTTGCGGCTCCATGCATGGATCTGTCTTTTTGGAAAAATAATGATTTAGTGACTTTTCCATGGATTAATAATGAAACTAATGTAGATCTTTATCAATCAGGATTTGTATCATCAACATGTTGCGGAAATACAGAAAACGAATACTTGGTTCCGGAAAACCAACGTCTTGCATCTAACAGTAATAAATATGTTAAAGTTCCTGATTTGAAGCCATTGACCGATCTTGGTGAGACGGACGAATCGCTCGGTGAGTATATAGATCAATATGAAGAGTATCAAGATGATGAGGAAGAAAACCAGAGCAATATCAAGGAAGAATACTGTGGCGGATGTTCAACTACATCATCTCAAAACGGACCAGTTCGAAATCATAAACATTCCAGTGTAAAATATGGAGAAGAAATTGACTCTCGGAATGATGGAACAGGTCCTACTGAAGTATCTGGATTGGTGAATATGCAATGTGGATATAATCCGTCTCAATTAGAAGTTAATTTGCCAACAAATTTAGCTACTGGAAGTTGTGAAAAAACACCAGAAATGGCTAATTTCAATAATAATGTATTTACTCAAACGATTCAACCGGGAGTTTATACAAAATCAGATATTATAGAGCCTATTAATTCAAATATTGGTATATCGTACACCCAACAATTTCCTCCAGTTACATGTGAAATGACTAAAAATGGTGGAAGTTTGTATACTTCCCATGATCCTAACTTAGTTGACATAAAAGTCCCCGATGACAGTTTTGAAGTGTCTCAAGCTACAACGAATGCAAATATTTATGACCCTCGTCACTCTGGATACGGTACTTCCTATAGATCATATACGGAAGAAGTCACAGGACAAACAAGATTTGCTTATGACGATATAAATGCGATAAGAATGCCTAATTACATCACGCGTAGTAATATTGATTTTGAACCCTTTGCAGATACATATGGACCTATGAAAAACTCTGATGGTAATGAATTTAACTCTAAAATAAGAGCCCTAGCAGAAGATTCATGGTTAAGAAACAGCTTGAAATTCAGAAATGAGATACAAGAACGAGCTATGAGAAAGATCAACGCAAACGCGTGGCAGCAACGCGTTGCTCCTATACGTACTTCTACATCTGCTGGTCAAATGAATATGTGTAGGTAAATATTATTGAATTATAATCATCTATTTATAATTCAAACTTGAGACAGATAATTTAAAAAAGGGGTTCTAAAGTCTCGTTTGTTCCTAATACGGCAGAATATAATGCAAATTTGTCTCTTAATTTATCATATTCTATACCCTTTTCTTCTAGAACTTGTTTATAATCATCATTGGCAATTTTAAGATTAATCTGTAGTTGACGCATGTCTTTTTTATATTTATCACGAGAGGGTTTCTTTTCCATAACTCTTGGATGTTTCAGAATGTCATCTAACATCATATTGGAATTATATCTATAGTATCTCTCGACAATCATATCAAACTCTTTTAGTGGATGATCATGCTGTTGAAGATACTCTATTTGATTGCTAATTTCTTCTACGTCATTTTGTATACCTTTCAACGACTCACGAAGATCATTATATATATCTTTAATCTCATCCATTCCTGCTGTGATATAGTATGCTTGGTTTTGATTTTCTATAATTTGATTGTCCGTGTATTCGACTGAGAGGTAATTATCTGCATTAAGTATTTGAATATTTGTTTCCATTTATTATTGTTGTATAAATCAATAATAAATCAATANTANATCNATGATTAGTATGGTCCCACCCATCAAGTGTCATCACCTGAACCGGTCAAACAACAACGTAAGTATAGATGGAACCGACTATCAAGCGCAATCATCTACCGACATTGTATTCACTATCCCTACACTAATTCCTCCAATGTCAAGAATTGAAAGCGTTGGAGGAATTCAGTAGTTTAAGGAGATGTCCTCGTTGCAAGAATGGTGTTGTAAATCAATAAGATGATCCAGGATGTAACAAATGCATTGTAATTATATTACGGACATAAGTAAAATGATTTTATATATGTTGAAGTGTATAATATTATACACTTCAAAATGACATCAAAGAATAACACGTTGCAAACTTTACCTGTTGACATGATCATAGAAATATGCAAGTATATTGGTGTTGTCGACATAAATTCTCTTTACGGTACCAGTTCTTCTTTAAAAGAATATATTGGAAACAACTCACGTTATATATACAATACATGTCGTCACATCAAACCACATGGACTATTTAGAAGTTGGTGGGATGAAGAAAGAACAAATATCAAATCTAGAGAGGTATTTAGGGAAGGTAAGAAACAAGGAGTGTATAATCTCTATTATGATAACGGACAAACGAGCGACAGTTGTTTGTATGTGGACGGTAAAATACATGGTAACTGGAAACGTTGGTATAAGAATGGGTCGCAATCAGATCACTTCATTTATAAAAACAACATACCTGATGGCGAGTGGAAATGTTGGTATAAAAATGGACAGATGTCTGAAAATTTTTATTATTTGAATGGAAAGTTAAATGGAGAATATAAAACATGGTATGAAAATGGAGAGATGTCTGAACATTTAGTTTATTACGAAGGTAAGTTAAATGGTGAATATAAAACATGGTATGAAAATGGACAGATATCTGAAATTTTCTTTTATCTGAATGGTAAAACTCATGGAGAACGTAAAAGTTGGTATCAAGGGACTGTAACCAATGGACAACTAGAAGAGCACTGTTTTTTTCGAAATGGTGTTAAACATGGTGAATATAAAACATGGTACATGAACGGACAATTAAAGGATCATCTGTTTTATATAAATGGATCGTTGACAGGTGCAATTAAAAGTTGGTACTCTAACGGACACTTAAAGGATCATTACTTTCCTGGAGACAGTTTAGGTATAGAATCATACAATGGAAGATGGTGAACAGTAACTAACATATTTATGTGTTAATTATTTTATCAGAATAACAGTCTGATAAAATAAAATAATGCCACAAAGACCTCCCAAAAGATTACAAAACAAATGGATGTATTCTATAATAAACTTAACGATTTGTTGAAAATTTCGTTGTAGGAGTATTCGATTAAGATGAGTTGGAACCGGTTATCAAGCTGCAAATCTAATTCTATATCTGACATTTATTAATATAAATCAAACAATTAAGTAAGTAATAAATTCATTGACAATGAATTTATTATTTCTTTGAGATACTAGATCTCTTTCATTAATATATACTAAATATGTTAGGTAGAAAAAGGAGACCTTTACTTGTATAACTCTATGAGCAAGGAAAAGAATATAAATTATGACACATTAGATTTATTTTAAAACAACTAAGAGTATGATTAAAATAAGAACTGGTATTCCAATTCCTAAACTTAATCCTAAAATTAATCCCATATCATTTTTTTCAGGTATATCGGACTTATATTGTCCATCTCCATAACTTGGTGCTGTGGAAGGATTATTATAAGATCCTTTAACATTACTACATAATTCTGTTGGATATCCAGACGGACAAGGTCCCTCATTCGGATGAGCACATGCAGTGACGGGATCTTTATATCCGTCAGCTGGATCGCAGTAATATTTCCCGTCATTGCAAGCTATATATTTTCCATTCCATTTAGCACACTCACTAACAGGTGGTGGTAGAGTATAATTATATTGTTCTAAGAGTTGTGACATTTTATTAATTAATAATATTTAATTTTATACTAAAATATTATTAATTATAATAAGTCATTAAAATCATTTTTGACATTGATTTATCACTTATTACTTCTTGAGATACTCATTAACCTTTCTCCATTCATTATTCTTGAATCTTGCCTTGATTTCTCTGTTCTTACCGTCTTGAAGCGTATACCAGATCCGAACATTGTTACGAAGTCCTGAGAGAATCTGTATATACACTAAAACATTCAGAATCTTTTTTTTGGTAAGTTTGTTAATGTAAGTCATACCACAATCCACAACAAAATCATAAAAATCCCTTAGAGTCATTGTTGCTTCAATACATTTACCATTAGGACACTCTTTGTTTGTTTTCGGGGTTTTTCATACATGTTGTCCAAACCAATTATTCATAGTATCACGAAAACTCTCTTCAGTCATATCTCCGCGAGTCAAGCTATTTGATTCTCTACTCTTTTGAGAACTTTTATATTCATTTGTCTCGTTTTGTGAAGAATTATATTGAGGATTAATCAACTTACCGTATTTCTTCAATCCAACATACCCATTGAATAAACTCGATAAATCTTCAATATTGAATGTAGATGAAATACCACCCATACCTTTTTTCGGAACATTATCAATCAATCCAATATCCGCAGCCTTGTTCAACTTACTCATCTTAATACCCTGCATCCATTTATTTTATCAGCAATGATAAGTACATCCAACAAAGCATGCTATATATACTTGCTTTCCTTGTAATAATCTGCTATTGTATTCATCTTCTGTTATTTGTGTAGAATCTGCTTGTAAAAATCTTGTTTCATATTGTTCAGTTGAAGAAAAATCCATATCACAATGTATTTTTGCAACAGTCGAATTTAATAAATTATTCGACTGTTGTAAACAACCATAACCAGGTACAGACGACGATGAAATATAATCCCCATTTTCAAAATTTCCAATGTTACATACCCATATACCACCTTCACCTGAAGAATTTATTAATACTGTGTCATTCTGTACTAAGGAAACAACACCTAATACAGATTTTTGATTGGGGGTGTTTGATAGTCTTATCTGTGGGTTTGAATTATCTATTTTAATTGCTTGTTTTCCAGTATATATATTATTATTATATTTACTCTTGAAAGACCCTGTGCTAAGAACAATTAAACCAATGTAATTATTATAATCAAGTGACTCATTTTCAGGATAACAAGTATGAGAACCAGTAAAATTAGATACTACTCTTCTATCTATTTCTTGTATTGCTGCTACACATACTGGTGTAATACGACTAGTTGATAAATTATGAAAATCATCTATTTCTTTTCCATATACAAATATTTCATTAATTGTTGTTGTTAAACTTCGATTAAGTGTTACATTATCTCCATATATATTTGTTATTTCTAATTGAAGCTGTTCTTCTTTTTCAACTACTTCATCTGTATATATTTCAAATGTATCGCCAATACTTAAATTAGATGAAATATCAATTGATGTAATAATTATAGCATCAGTATTAACATTTCCTTGTGTATTTACATTACATTCACCTATACCCCTAATCCATATTGTAGCATTACTTGTAGTTAAATATCCATCAAGAGTAATATTTACATCATTTATAGATTTTATATTTAATGATTGTTTAGTTGCTTCTAACGTAGTATCAGGGAAATATTCATATATTTTTAATTTATTTCCAACCGCTAAATTATATGTTGAAATGCTACTAATTGTAATAATAGCTTTTGGTGATTTTGATACTATAGTACATTTTTTATAAATATCTGGAATATAATCTTTTGTTATACCAACACTCCCAGGAATAATATCTTTAACTTCTTGTGCTTTAAATCCAGTGACAGTTTCAGTTGTTCTTTTTAAGTTATCAATATAGCTATATGTGTATGGTTTTAATTGTTTAATTTTTTGTAAATATTCATAATCATTTAAATCTTGGAAATTTCTTTTAATTCTTTCATCTGAAAATGCTCTTAATGTGTTACAATGTATTACACCGCTGGTGTAAAGAGACACAGGTTCCGAGGGGGGTACATATATCTGCGATAAACCAGCGCCGCTGTTATTGACATATCCGTAAGCCGTAATCTCCGGTGAGAGACCGGTACCATTACCATCAATGTCGACCATACCTCTATTATTAGTAGAACCAATGTTGATATTACCATCTATATCTATACGCATTCTTTCAGTTCCATTTGTACCAAAACATATATTTCGACCATCAGCGGGGTTATGTGTATATCCTATAATATCAATATATGCTTGTTCATTAAGTTCTCCTGCTCGTAATCTTAAAATACCGTCACCGCCTTCATATGGTTTGTAATGATAAACT